TATGTTGAATATTGTGAAGAAACAAAAGAGTTTTTTGATAAACTCAAGAATGCTTATCCTAAACAAAAATCACCAGCAGAGGAAGCATACAAAAGATGTTATGGGGAATATCCTTCAAATACTTGGCAGTGTGATGTAAATAGGTGGGATGCTTTTCAAGCAGGTTATAATGCTGCTTATAAGCAAAAAGCACAAGAACGAGGAGAAAGACTTCATAAGGATGTAGAAAGATGTGTCCGTGAGAGTGTGAAGTGGTGTGAAGAAAATCCAGACAAAGACCCATTAGATTGGTTGAAACCTCAAACACCAGAGCAAGTTGCTGATGGATTGAAAGAAGCATTTAGAGAAGCAGTCAAGCAAGGTATAGTTTCATCTACTAAATCAAAAACACTCACAGACCTCATTTATGACTGGTGGGAAGATGTATTCACAACTCATAGTGATTGGGATATGGAAACTTCTATTGACCATTTGGTAGATGAAATTAGTTTGTGGTTGCCGACAGAACACGAAACTAACAGTTATAAGTGGAATGAGTGTATCCGAACGATTAGGGAGAAACTACGATGAAAACTTATCTATTGATTGCTGGATACAACTATTATCCTGACCGTGCCACTGGTGATTGGGTTGCGTGCTATGATACTGAAGAGGAAGCAACTGACAAAATTAATGTTATGAAGAATGATGATTATGCTCCTGATTGGTATGAGATTATTGATTTGAAGGAATGGATGTGTGATGACTGAACGCAATTTTAAGAAGGAACTTTTCTATTCAACTTATTATGATATGGAGAATGGGAATGATAGTGAAACTATTGATTATGATTGCCTGATTGGACTTCTCACTGAACTATGTGGTAGGATTGAAACACTTGAATCTGAAGTCAAGATTCTAAACCGAAAACTTGCAGACGACACATTTGAGGTGATTAAAAATGACAATAGAGGTAACACACAATGAAGACAACTCATTTACCATCAGTTGGGATGAAACTTCTCCTACGGAAAGTATTCTCAACACCTGGACCGAAGAAGACTTTATCAAAGTCATTATGGAACGTCTTGAAGAACTGAAAAACAATGAACGACAAGACTAAACTCATTCTTGCTCTAATGCAGATTGATAACCTTACAAAACTCTTGGAAGGCAATGAATACCAAGAGTTTTTATACAGTAAACTGATTTCAACACAAGTAGAACTACAGAGGCAACTAAGTCATTATGAGTAAACAGTTTTATGACGATGATGCTTTCTATGTGGAGCAAAAAAGTTGGGGTACTTGGCAATCACATTATCCCGATGGTAGTGGTATCATCACATCACTAACTGAAGATGAATGTGTTAGGGCTACTCGTTGGTATTTGAAAGCAAAACAAGAGGGTGAGTTTGACAAATCACCAGATAAAACTTATGATTCAACTGTTGGAGGAAAACTATGACAACTCGTACATTTATTGATAAGAATGGCAATTCCTGGGAATGGGAAGAGACCGCAGAAACTGTAAAGGCAGTTCAAGAACTCACAAACTTTGCTGGAAATTATCCTGGTCCTCTGTATGCCCCACATCCAGATCTGAAGAATGAAAATGCGTCTAACACCTAATCAACAGTTCTGGGCTAACATCTTTCGCTGTGCTGTAGAAAGGTCTAACATTTACTTTCAAGACAAAGACCTTGAGCGACACGCAAGGGAACACACAACTGTCGTATTAGCATTACAAAAAGGAGAGGAATTTTGGAAAGAACTACTGTAGAATATCCCTATCACGTTCTTGATAAAACAACTCCTTGGTATGAGTGGTTATGTTATTGTGAAATCTGTCATCAATTAAATGCTCCAGGACAACCATCTTTGGGGCGTTTTATGTCATACAGGCGTTATTTGAAATCTGTTGGACTTCTTGATAATGATTAGAAAGTTTATTAAATGGTTTGTTTCTCCATCTCAAAAACTAACCCCAGGGACAATTAACGTCTACGATAAGATAGTTGAGTTGGAGGAAAAATATAATTCTCTCCTTTTTGATGTAAAAAGACTTGAAGAGGAGAACATAGAAACCACAAATACTCTCTATGAGTTGGGAAATAGTATTGATGCAGTTGATGCACGCATAGATATTCTAACTCTTGAGAATTGGAGTAAAAAAGATGTATGAATTAGATGACTTTGAAAAAGCATTAGCACACTTTGGTACAAGAGTTGATGTTATTATTGCAATGGAAATGGGAGGCAAATTAGATGCTGACGCTGCTTACAAAAATATTAAAATGGAACTCAAAGAACTCAAGCGAATCCGAAAGTCCGTCAAAAAAGACAAGGATCTGTGATAAGTGTGGTGTGGTAAAACCACTGAATATTGATAATTTTCAACCTGTCAAGTATTTTAGAGATGGGTTTAGTTACTATTGTAATAGTTGTAATACTCCTCCTAAAAAGGAATAATAAATAATGATGCCTGACTTGGTGGTACTTTTCAGGTTGGGATAAAGCACCTTCGGGTGCTTTTCCTGTATAAATAATACTACCACCAAGTTAAGAGCAGAATTATGCAACCACGCATATACACATATAAGATTACTTTTGAAGAAGTTCCATATTACTATTATGGAAGTAAAAAAGAAAAAGTATTTGGTGAAGAATATTGGGGTTCTCCATATACACATAAATGGTGTTGGGAACTTTATACTCCAAAGAAGCAAATATTAGAATTTTTTGAGTTTAGTGATGAAGGATATATTAAAGCACAAGAAGTTGAAAAAAGATTGATTAGACCAGTTTATAATACTGATAAATGGTGCTTAAATATGCATTGTGGTGGAAATATTTCATTAGATATATCAAGAAGGGTTGGAAGAGAAAACAAAGAATTGAAGAGAGGATATTTTTCAGTATCTCAAGAGGAGCAGAGAATAAATCAACAAAAGAATGGCAGAAAAGGTGGTGCAATAAGCGGAAGAAGACAATATGAACTCGGTATTGGATTGCACGGAAAATCAAAAGAAGAGCGAAGACTATATGCAAGTAAGGCGGGTAAAGTTGGCGCAAATATAAAATGGAAATGTACTGAAACTGGATATATCAGTAATGCTGGAGGACTATCATCTTATCAAAATAAAAGAGGTATAGATACGACAAAAAGAGTTAAATTAGATACTTGACTTTATTTGATGTGTCTGCTATGATATTGAAGACAAATTAATCAACCAAATGGATTATAAGAAGTATTCATTGGAGCAATTATCTAACTGGATGCACGATGCAATGTCTGCTGGTGAAGCAACACCGCAAGAGATTTATGATGTTATTGTTGGTGTAGTTAAAGAAAACTATTACACTTATAAACAAAAGACATCTGAGGCTTATGAACTCCTTGCACTTTTGAATAGTGGTATTGACAATAACAAATATCAGAATCATCTAAATGAAGTGTTGAGTTGTGATAAAGATGATCCGTCACCAGAATGTAAGAAATCTTGGAATGATTTTTGGGAGGAGAATTACTATCCAGAAGAATCTAAACTTCATGTAACGGAAGATGGAGACATTTATCCAGTGCAAGATGGTGTTATTAAGTGGCAACTTCCTGTTGAAATGGATGGAATGACAGGTGAATGTTACGTTCAGTTTCCCGATGACTTGTTAGAGGCTGCAGATCTGAAAGAAGGAGATCCTGTGGAATGGATTGACCGTGGAGACGGTAGTTTTCAATTAAAAAAAGTAACTAAACCAATTGGAATGGATAATTGTTGATGTTAATTCCGCAAATAATAACATATTGTTTGAATGGTTTGTTGATGTCAACTGGGAATGTATGCACATTTGACCCACCCAGTCCACCTGTGGTAAAATACTATGAACCTGGAAAGTCCTGTTATGTCAACGGGACTTTTTATATTAAATGCGAGGACAGATTAAATGGCACTAAGTGAATCAGTAGAACAAAGTTTGAAAGAAGCAGAAGCAGCATTGCGCAATGCACTTGCTTATGCGGCACGTCAAGAAAAACCTTTTGTTGCAAGAGAAATCTCTTCTATGATTTGTTCCATTGATAATCTAATTAAGGTTGATCAACTTGTAGATAAGCTAGAAGATAGAATGAAAGGATTTGGTGATGAACGTGGAGGATTCGGTACATTCTTTGGATCTTAAGAACTGTTACGACACTCTAAAGATAACATTAAGAAACAGCACATCTCCCTTAAATACTGTTAGGATATGAACATAATCACGGGAGCAAGAGGATGACACTTCCTTCAAAAGGAAACAATAAATTGACAGATGAAGAGTTCAAAGAGATGACCGCACTTAAAAATGTCATCAATCAACGACCTGCTGCTGTAATTCCTGAGAAAATGGAAGAGTTTACAGAGTACCTTGTGCGTAGTTTAAGAGAACGAGGTGGTTGATAAATAATGATGCTTATTCGTGGTTGTTTAAGCGGAAAGGGATCTTTATGGTCCCTTTCTTATATAAATAAGTATAACCACGGATAAAGCAGATGGAATACTACACTTACGCTTACCTGCGTGAAAATGGGACGCCTTATTATATTGGTAAGGGGAAAGGTAATAGAGCATACAAGAAAGGAAGTAGAGTGTTTGCTCCACCACCAAAAAATAGAATAATCAAACTTAAACAAAATCTAACAGAAGAAGAAGCATTTAAGCACGAAATCTATATGATTGCTGTGTTTGGTAGAAAAGATTTGGGAACTGGTATTCTTCATAATAGAACTGATGGTGGTGATGGAGTTTCTGGTGCAAAATTACCAAAAACAAAAGAACATAAAAATAAAATAGCAAATGCTCATAAAGGTAAAACAAGAAAACCATTTAATCAAGAGTGGAAGCAAAAAATAACAAAAAATCTAACTCATAGATATGAGAAGGGACATACAAGTTTTGTAGGACAAGATAATGGGATGTCAAAAACTTGGAAAATAACTTTTAATGATGGGACAGAAATAACTAAAACTGGATTGGCACTTTGGGCAAAAGAAAATGGATATACCAAAGCAGCGATTTATAGAGTAGCAAGTAAAAAAGCAAATAAGCACAAAGATATTGTGGCAGTTGAGGAAGTGGCACAGGAGACGCTGAAAGGAGCACAGGAGACCCTATAATAACAAGGTAATCAACGAAACTCCTCAAATGAGCACCAGAAGTCGCGTAGGTCTTGAACTTGCTGACGGAAGTATTCTCTCAATCTACTCACATTATGATGGATACCCAGAGTGGGCGGGTCGTATTCTCCGTACTCACTATAATACCCGTGAGAAAGTTGAGTCACTTGTGGATGGTGGAGATGTAAGTTGCCTTTGGACTGATGATGGATTTTACACTTCAGAAGGTAAAACTCAACGCGGTTATTATGGACCACTTCATTATAGCGAAAGGGGTGATGATTGTCCTCCTCGCCTTGATGCTGACCTCGCAGAGTATCTGCTCCCAGAGAATGGTGAAGAGTACCACTATGTCTTCCGCAACGGTGAATGGGTGTGCTACAATATGAATTGCTATGTGGAAAGTAAACTCCCAGAAGTTGTTGAAATCCCTTCCGCAGCATTGATGGTATAAATATTGATACCTGATAGACGGCAATCTTCAGGAGGAGGGTGAAAGTCCCTCCTTTTTAATATAAATAGTAATGCCGTCTATTAGAGTAGTTTTATGGGAAAAATAACCCACAAGCATCATATTATCCCAAGACATATGGGAGGAACTGATGACCCTATAAATCTTGTTGAAGTTACTATAACTCAACATATTATGTTTCACTATGCAAATTGGAAATTGTATGGTAAAAAAGAAGACGAAATTGCTTGGAAAGGATTATCTGGACATCTCAACAAAGAAGAAATAATCCAAGAAAAACTTTCTCTTGCTGGAAAGAAATCATATGAACTTGGTTTAGGTGTTCATTCAAGGTCAAAAGAAGAAATGACTGAAAATGGAAAAAAATCTGGAGAAAAAGCAAAAAAGTTGGGTTTAGGGATACACTCATTAACTCCAGATGAAAGGAAAGAAAATAGTAGAAAAGGTGGCAAAATAAGTGGAGAAAAAAATTGCGAACTTGGTATAGGTATCCATTCGTTCACTTCAGACCAAAAAAGTGAAATGGGGAAGAAAGGTGGTATAAAAGCAAAAGAACTTTGTTTGGGATTTCATTCGCAATCAAGAGAACAAAGAATAGAAAATAATAAAAAAGCAGGAGAAAGAACAAAAGAACTTGGTGTTGGATTTTTTGCCCTAACGAAAGAACAAATGACAGAAAATGGTAAAAAAGGATGTTCAATAACAAATTCTCAAAAATGGAAATGTCTTGAAACTGATTATGTTTCTACTCCTGCTGGATTATCAAGGTATCAAAAATCAAGAGGAATAGACACATCTAAAAGAGTGAGAATATCATAGTGACACTTCCCAAACTGGCACATACGCTCTTGTGGTTCGTGTTCTTATGGTCTATAATAACAAGGTAATCAAAAAGGTTCTCTACAAATGGTTCGTGTTGTCTACAACGCTTGTTATGGAGGGTTTGGTCTTTCTAAAGAAGCAATCCAACGCTATTGGGAAATCAAAGGTCAACAAGTTTGGGTTGAAGATGAACTATGGGGATGTAATATTTGGTTAGTTCCTCCCGAAGAACGACTGAAACCAAAAAACTCTATAGAGTTCTCTGCCATGAGTATGGATGAACGAATTGCCTATAACAAAGCATATTCGGCACAAACTTGGTATCATCGTGATGTTTCCCGTCACGACCCTGTTCTTGTTCAGGTTGTAGAAGAACTGGGAGACAAAGCAAACGGAATGTGTGCTAAACTTGCTATTGCTCAAGTTTCTGGTCCCTATCGTATTGATGAGTATGATGGGTTTGAGAGTGTAGAAACTGCTGACACTTATGAATGGATTACTCCCTGAACTTTATTTGAGGTAAATTATTATGACCAAACAAAACGGATTTATTGACCCTGCTATTCTTGCTGTAATTACTGGTGGTGCTATTGTTCTTGGCATCGTCTTTATTGTTGGCCCTCAATACAACGTGTGGCAACAATCTCTTGCTGGTAAAGCAGAACTGCAGAAAGCAGAGTTTACTCGTCAGGTAGCAGTTCTGGAAGCACAAGCGAAGAAAGATTCTGCATCACAACTTGCTGAAGCAGAGATTATTCGTGCTCAAGGTGTTGCTAAGGCAAACCAAATCATTGGTGATAGCCTGAAGGATAACCGTGAGTATCTGCAATACCTGTACATCACTGGTATTGAAGATGGTAGCAAGAATGGCAATGTTACCATCTATGTTCCCACCGAAGGTGGAATGCCCGTCCCTACTCTTCAAATGAACAAATGAAAAAAAAGCACATTATCGCTGGATTGATTGGTTTTGCAGTCATTCTTGGTTGGAATGTGTTTCTAATCCAGCGTGATGATTCTCTTTACAAAGCACATTATCGCCAACAAGCAATTCAGCAAATGAAATGAGTTTAGGAATTGCCTTTGCAATCTATACTACTCTGGTTGCATTTGTATCCTCTATTATGATATATTACTTCAGGGTAATGTATCCACGCGAAGAACACCAACTTAAGGAGAACTCTAAATGATTCCGAAACAACTCCGCGATCTTATTAAACAAGCAGAAATGGACAAAGTGGCAGAACAGTTTTGGAAAGAAATTGAGCGCGAAGCAGCTAAACTTGAAGTACCTGTTGACTATTATCTTGCTGAGTTTTATTGACAAACTGAAGTCTTGAACTTATACTAAAGGAGTAATTTACACAAACAAATGGCACAAAAGTTTCTCTACATCGTTGACCACTACATTCCTTTTCCCTCCAGTGAATATGGCGGACTTTGGAATGTAATTGCCGAAAACGATAATGAATGTTTTGATCTGATTGCTGCAGAAGATGATGACAACTTCTATGAGCAACACTACACTACTCTTCGTGAAAATGTGTTAAATGCGAGGACTTATGCTCTTGCTGAGGATGTAGAATCTACTGTAGTTGAATCTTTTACGACCTGATAATGACTCACCACGTTGCTCACACCAATAAAATGGTTTTTGATTTGAAGATACAGTATCAAGAGCGTATTGAACAACTGCAAAATAAAATTGCAGAACAAGAACACGAAATCTCTCAACTGCAGAAGCAAATTGAGTATATGTCGCGAGACAAGTTCTATGACTGTTGAAGTTCCACCTCTTCCCTATTCTGCTCCTGAAGGATACTATTATGAGTGCGAAGAGTTCAAGCGAAATGTGGTCAGTATTTGGTTATGCAACACTCGCAAGTTTGTCTATAATAATGGTGTTCCGACCAGAACTATACACTCCTTCTACAATACCAAAACCAGAGAGTATTTCGCCCCCATCAATAGTAAAACCATCGGTGCTTGTGTAAATATCAAGGAAACGCGAAATTACACTACAATGCCCATTAAGCAATCCCCATTAGATGCGTTCTTTGTATGAACTACAAACCACAAATCAATGATTATGTTGAATGGACAAAAGGTGTTGAGGGTTGGGTTTATTTTAGGGATGATGAATATATAACGATTGAATATATTGTACGTCCCAAAGATGAAGAGAACTATGAATGCTGTCCTATTCACAAAAATGAAAGATTACTTGTAGTTTGTTATAAGGAAGATTGGAAACAGTTAAAGTATGTTAAATCAAGAGAATCAATCTATGAAGAAGAACAGAACTGTCTGGCGATTGCTTGCTAAGGCACTTGGAGAAAAAGCAAGTAAATGTGATAAAGAAGCGGATAAGGTAGCACTTATCCGCCTTTTAATGTTTTTGAGCATTTTTATTACTAACTGCTTCATCATCGCTAATGCAATTCGCCACTGGAATGATGAGACTAAGATTGAAGTATTTGTGGAAACTTCTACGATTCCAGAGTATGAAACTCCATCACCATTTCAGAAGGTAAATAGAACTTTTGAATTTGAATAAAATAAATAATCAAAAAGTATAAGTAAAATGCTGACATTTAGAGAGTTCTATCAAATCTGCGAAGGTAAGAAACCTGACACTCCCCCACACGCAGTTCCTGGAACTTATAAGAGAGATAGTGAAGGTAATATTTCTTATACTCTCCAGAGTTATGATGGTCCACTGGGTAAACCAAAAAAGAAAGAGATTGATAAGTTAGTTGTAAAACGTAGTGGTGGAAAGGCAGTAAAACAAAGACTGAAAAAGTTAGCAAAATCAGTCAAGAGAATTGACGAAAATCTGGAACAAAGGAGACAAGAACTTCGTCAAAGACAGTTAAAGCAAATGCAAAAATATAAGCAAAAAGTTACAGATTATCAAACATCTCAGAGAGAGAAGCAACTTGCATCAGCAGAAAGAGAGTCTTTGAAGAAAGAAATCAAGAGAGAATTGCAGGCAGAGCAAACTCCTGCAATGGATCCCAACTATTATAACCAACAGATTGCAAGACGCCAGGCAACTCAAAAGACTGCACAAATTAAACACGTCCATCAAGAAATTGGTGCAGAGGCAAGATCTCAACAGGCACAGAAAAGGGCAGAAATGAGAGCAATAATGAGTCGCAAATAAAGTTACTCACCTCTAAAGTGGACCTATAGTGTAGGCACCAAACAAATTATGGACTGCTTTGACGACATTCAAATTGAAGAGATCTCTGGGTTTGATTTCAATGAAAAGGATCTTGTTGAATTGATTGAAGAGCAAGATGACTTTAATATGAATGAGTACCTTAAGTCTAACATTGACTACTGACAGTTTCTAAACTGTCCACTAAACTCCCCACACTGACCCTTCATCCTTTAATATAATCAATGACTGAACACATCCCTAACGTGCTTCCTTACATCAAAGAACTGAAAGATACTTGGCGGCGTCAAGATTTCACTTTCACGAAAGCTCAGCAAGAAGAATATGATCTCTTGCTTGCTACTCGTCGGGAACGTGTAAAGCAGTTCTATGCTGAAGGTCGCGTATTCAGGGGTTCATATAAAGCAAAGGAAGAGGACATCTAAATACTAAAAAGTAGTGTTTAGATACTAAAATGAAGACCTTTAAGGAGTTTATGTCTCTTTGCGAAGAAGTTGAAGACAAGTCCAAAGCATTAGGATTTGCTGCAACTATTAAACGTACTCAGGCGGGCGGTAGAGTTCGCCCTGAGCGTAAGAAGACTGCTCCTGAAATACGTCGTATGAGAGCTGTTGGTGGCGGTAAAATGGAACCCGTCAGCAGTTACAAACCCCGCAAAGATATTGGAACTCAACGCCAAGCATCTACAAGAGTTCAACAACCAACTCAAGAAAGAGGTTCTGCTGATGTAAAAGCAAAAGCAGCAGCGGCAGCAAAAGAAGAAAGAAAAAAAGCTGCACTTGCAAGAATTGCTGCTAAAAAGGCAGGTGCAAAACCCGAAGCAGAAAAACCAAAAGCAAGAGATGTTGAGAAGCAAGCATCTAAACTACTCTCCACAAAGAAACCTGAAGCATCTAAACCAACACCAGCAAAACCACGCAGAAAGTGGGAACATGAAGGTGGTGGTGGTATGACACGTCAGGAAAGAGATCAGGCAAGAAATAGAGAAAAAACTCAAGCAGCACAAAAAACTAAAAAAACTGCTAATGAGATTCTTGCACAAATGCGTAGAGAATATGAAGAGGGTGGTGGAAAGTGGAGCAATGCTGTTGCTGTTCGTATGAGAGCAAAAGCAAAAGCAGCAGCGCAAGCATCTGGAAGTTGAGTCCAATTAAAGTTACTCACCTCTAAAGTGGACCTATAGTATAAGCACGACACTTTTACGATGCTCTGGCAAGACCGCAATGGCAAAATGCACTCTACACTCTCTGGTGCAGAATTGCTTGCTCTGAATAACACTGACGACTTTATTGAGAATACTAAACTGGTTGCGGAAAAGACAGGCAATCTTGACCTTTGGGAGAAAATGTTCGGACAAGATTCTGGTTTTATGGATGATCAGTTTGGTGGTTGATTAAACCACACCAGCACGCTCTACAGTCGTCTGTAAGCGTGCTATTTTTGTCTTTAGATACCAAACCACTGAGAACTATGAATTACATTCAAATCCCTGATTATGCCTATGAGCGTATCCTCAAAACGCTTCAACAAGGTGTTGATGTGTGCTATAATGTAGATTCTACTTCTGAAGAAACAGAGAAGTCTCCCTTCTATGCGATTGGATACAGTCGTTCTACAATGCAGGGTATGATTGAAGATCTAAAACTATACAAAGGGGCAGATAACTGATTAAAGTGGCGAAACTTACCATTTTAATAAATAAAAATATGATGGGTTTCGCCAGTTATGTATTACACTTACGCATATTTAAGAGAGGATAAAACACCATATTATATTGGTAGAGGAAAACACCATTCTGGATACAAATACCATAGAATGTCTCAACCACACACCTGCGGTATTCCTCCACAAGAAAGAAGAATAGTTCTAAAAGATAATCTATCTAAAGAACAAGCAGTCAAACACGAAGAGTATTTGATTGATTTGTATGGGTTGGTATCTGATGGAACTGGAATACTCAGAAACTATGTTAGAGATAGTCGTGGCGGAAGTTATGAAGGAAGAAGATTATCTGAAGAGACAAAACAAAAAATGTCACTTGCTATGAAAAAAAGGTGGGAAAGTGGATTATATGATACTGATGAATATAGAAACAAAATATCTGAAAGCAACAGAAAAAATCCAAGAGTTAAGCAACATAGCGAAGAAACAAAAGAAAAACAAAGAAAGGCAAGCACGGGAAGACTTCAAAGTGAAGAAACCAAGAAAAAAAGGTCTGAAAGTATAAAAAAATGGTGGGATGATAAGAAATCCTTAAAGGACAACAATTAAAGTTACTCACCTCCAAAGTGAACCTATAGTATGAGCACCAACCAAATGAACATTCAACTTCGTCCTCACCAGCAGCGCGGTCTTGACGCTATGATTGAGCATCTGAAGGGACAACTGATTATGCCAACTGGTGCTGGAAAAACTCTAACTATGATTGCTGATACTGTTAGGGAGTTTGGTAAAGAAACTCCTCAAACAATCGTTATAGTTGCTCCTCGTATTCTTTTGGCGACTCAGTTGTGTTCTGAGTTCTTGGAGTTTATTACCAATGCGAAAGTATTTCATTGCCACTCTGGAGAAGTTCACTGGGAATCCTCTACTCGCCCGCGTGAGATTCGTAATTGGGTTGATGCAAATGCTGACAATCATCGCCTGATTGTAACCACCTACAACTCTCTGTCGCGTCTTCAAGTGGCAGAAGTTGATGTGGATACGATCTACTTTGATGAGGCACATAATTCTGTTCAGCGTCACTTTTTCCCTGCAACTGAGCACTTTGCTGCTACTGCACGACGCTGCTACTTCTTTACTGCAACTCCCAAACATTCTCTGGCAGTTGGCAAACCTGGGATGAATGATGCTGCTGTTTATGGTCAGGTAATCTGCAAAGTTCCTGCTCCTGAGCTAGTTGAAGGCGGTTACATTGTGCCACCTAAAGTTATTGTCAAGCAACTTGCTATGGTAACTGGCAAGCAGACTAACTTTGATCGCGATGCTGAGAATCTGCTTGAAACGATTGATGAGAATCAAGTCGGCAAGATTCTGATCTGTGCTAAGGCAACCAAGCAAATCGTTTCGCTGGTGTCTGAAACTGATTTCTGCTTTGAGTTGGAGCAACGCGGTTATTCTTGGATGTATATTACTGCCAAGACTGGCGCAGTTATTGACGGTCAGAAGGTCAACCGTGAGGTGTTCTTTGACACGCTATCTGCCTGGGGTAAGGATAACGACAAGAAGTTCGTTGTTCTTCACCACAGCATCCTCGCTGAGGGTATCAATGTGAGCGGTCTGGAAGCAGTGCTGTTCCTGCGTAATATGGACTTTATTGGCATCAGTCAAACCATCGGACGTTGCATCCGTCTGCATCACGATGATGCCAAAGGTATGCGCGATGGACGTATCCAACCTGGCAACCTGAGTCAGTATAGCAAATCGTTCGGTCTGGTTTGCATCCCTGTCTACAGCAAGGTTGGTATCAGCACCGCTCGCGCTGTGCAGTCGGTTGTTGACACTATCTTTGAGAAGGGCGAACCCGCTATCAGCACCGTTCGCAGGTGAGTCTCACTGAGAACCCAGTCGCAGTCAGGGGTCAAACCCTGATTTTTTTGCAATTCTGCCGCAGGGGTGCTATGATGCCTCCAGTGCAACCAAATCAACGATTTTTTTCAAAATGACACTTTTGCCTTACATTGGTTCCGTAATTAACCTTGGAAATTCGTTCTCTCAAGCAACACGTCCCAAGAATGTTGGGCAACTGAGCGATCTAATTCAAATTTTTCGTGATTCTGACTGCGACCATACCATAGGTGGTTGGGAGCAATTCTATGACGAAAAAATTGGAAAGTCTAAAATAGCAGACGCATCTGATAAGATTTGGGATTACGTTCAGCGCATAAAAGAGAATCTGAATAGTCTAAACAAGGAAGATGTATATGCTTGGACTAAAGATCTCATCATTGATAAAACATTCTCAGGTCTGCAACTTCAACTTGACATCTTAGAGATGGTGAGCGATAATGGTGAATATCGTCTTGCTAATTCTGAGGAAGAAGCAAAGGGAATTGATGGATTTGTGAATGGCGAACCAGTATCAATCAAACCACATAGTTACAAGAAAACCATTCAGTCAGGAAAAGAATCTATCCCCTATCGTATAATCTATTATAAGAAAACAAAGAACGGTCTGGTTGTTACATGAATCAAATTATTTGCTCAGATGCTCTCTCTGCATTGCAAAAAATGGAGAGTGGTAGTGTAGATTTAGTGCTCACATCTCCACCATATAATTTTGACATGGATTATGATGAGCATAATGATAAGAGCGATTCAGTAGATTACCTTACAACTCTTGTTGGTATCTTTGATGAGTGTATTCGTGTATTGAAATCTGGTGGACGACTGATAATCAACATTCAACCAAATTATAAAGAGTATTATCCATCTCATCATGCTATCACAACTGCAATGATTGAGCGTGGTTTGATATGGAGAGGTGAGATAGTTTGGTTGAAGAATAATCTCAAGAAACTCACTGCTTGGGGTAGTTGGATGTCTCCATCCTGTCCTTATTTGTCGTATCCATTTGAGTTTATTGAGGTCTTTAGTAAGGACACATTGAAGCATTTTGGTGACAAAGAAAACATTGATCTCACAAAAGAGGAGTTCATTGAGTATGTAAATGGTCACTGGTCTATTGCACCAGAAACCAGAATGAAAAAGTTCAATCACCCCGCAATGTTTCCTGAAGAGTTAGCTAAGCGTTGCATCAAGTTGTTTTCATATAAGAATGACTTGGTTCTTGATCCTTTCAACGGTGCAGGCACTACAACTTATGTTGCAAATCTTTTGGGTAGGAGATACATTGGCATTGACATAAGCGAATCGTACTGTAAAATAGCAGAGGAACGAATTCTGTCTACTAACCCACTGGATAAGTTTTTTTGATTATGAAAGAAGGATTTACAATGTTCAAGGATACATATGCTGCTATTCCCTATGGCAACCAGTATCTTATCATTCACAATGGTCAGCAACTTGAGAAACTTTGTAGGACTGAATCTTCTGCACGTAAATATATCACCGATCATAAGAAAGGTAAATCGCTTGGCAAACTACCTACCAATTAAAGTTACTCACCTCTAAAGTGAGCCTATAGTGTAAGGGGATCACTCCCCACTGAAGTTTCTAACTCAAACCATGACTTTTTTCTGGAAGTTCGTTGACACTTTCGTGAAGAACATTGCTACCATCAGTGCTATTGTTGTTGGTGTGAGTCTGTTCATGATTCGTGCTTTTAATGAGAACGATGGACGTGAGAAAGTTCGCGTTGCAACTCTTCAATTCCTGAAGTTTGTTGATACGCTGATTGAGTTCGGTAAAGAGCAACTTTCTTCCGCTGATGTAGTGGAGCAACCTCAAGTTGTAACCGCTACAGTCACCAAAACCCGCAAGCGCGTTGCCGCTTGATAGACTGTCACTGGAGCACTTGATTTTATGCTTGTGCTCCTTTATTGTACCTTTGTTCTTAAAAAAACTCCAATGATTTTCCTCACTGTTCCTGGTCACGGTTGCGTCTACACTCTGTCGCAAGAAGATGGCGATGAGTTGTACTATGCTCCGATCTATGCTGATGGAAATGTAAATCTTGAGGAGTTTGCTCCTGTAGATCTTGACTCTGTAGATATGGATGACATGGAGATCTTTGACATTCGCAATCGTCTACAGAAACTGGTTCAAGTTTGACCCAATTAAAGTTACTCACCTCCAAACTGGACCTATAGTATGAGCAAGCAACCAATGCAGAACAAACATCTGGAACATCCCGAAGATTCTATCCTTAATGGTGATCTTTCGGTTCTTGATTGGTTCTCTGCTGATTCTACTATCAGTGTCAAGATGGACGGTGCTCCAGCATTAGTTTGGGGCACTAATCCTGAGAATGGTAAGTTTTTTGTCTGTACCAAAGCAGCATTTAACAAGCAAAAAGTTCGCCTGTGCTATAACGAGGATGATGTATTTGACCACTTTGGTCATCAACCTCGTGTAGCACAAATCCTTATCTTCTGTCTGGATTTCCTGCCTCGCACTAAAGAAGTGTATCAGGGTGATTGGATTGGTTTCGGTAAGGGTCTTGATACATTCAAACCCAATACGATTACCTATCGCTTCCCTGAGATTGTGCGTCAGGAGATTATCATTTGTCCTCACACTTACTACACTGGTGAGCGTCTGCCTGAAATGGTAGCACATCCTATCACCAGCAAGTTTGTGAGCACTAAGCAGTGCCTGTTTGTTCAACCTAACGTGTCTCTGAATCCTTATCGTGAGGATCTGGAAGATGTGTGTAAGTTTGCCAAGCAAATGAGCACTCTGTGTGAGTTTGTGAGTGACCGCAAGGCATCACAAATCAAAAAAGAGATCAATGCCTGCATTCGTGAGGAAAGAGACGTGGATGAAGATGAAATTGCAGAAAAATGTGATTGTGACAAGAACCTCATCAGATTGTGGAAACTGGTGAAGTCTATCAAGGATGATTTGTTCCTGTTCATTCACGAAGAAGATGAGATTGAATGTTTCCTCTGGGATGTGGCAAGTTTCCACGAAGGTTATTGTATCTCCAACAAATACGGCATTTATAAAGTCGTTGATAGGGAAGTGTTCTCTCACGCTAACTTCACTTGCGAAAAGAGTTGGACTAAATAATGGTGCTTATGTTTGGTCGCACAAGCACATTAAAGGGGCAGAAATGCCTCTTTTTTGTTATAAATAATCAAGACCAAACATAAAGCAGTATGAATAAAGTAAGCGTTCAATCGTTGAACGAATGTTTCAACGTATCTTGGCAGGATTTTATGGAAGTTGAAGAAATCCCAAAGGAAGATTTGATTTACAAACCAAACATAAAACCTGTCAATTTTGGTATTCCAAGCCCAGAACATAGTGAGTTTATGAAGACGTTTCCGCGCACACCTGAAAGCAATAATAAACGTAGCGAAACTATGAAAGGGAAAAATACTGGACCAAGAAGTGAAGAGACAAAAAGAAAGATTAGTGAAGCACTTAAGGGTAAAAAATACAAAGAAAGGAGTGAAGAACACCGTAAAAAGATAAGTGAGAGAATGAAAGGTAACGACTTTGGAAAGTATAAAAAGAAAAAGAATTGGGGGTAATTAAAGTTACTCACCTCCAAAGTGGACCTATAGTATGAGTACAACCACTGAAATGAACAACACAATGAAACTCACAAAAGCGCAGAAAGAGATTCTTGCTGAAATTGTAATGTATGATGGGGAAGTGAATAATTATTCCCAACGATTGCGGTCAATTACTCCTCTTCTTGATGCTGGAATTATTCGAGAAGAGATTGTTTATGATAAAGACGGACTTTCCCGTTGGATGAAATATAAAATTGTTTCCAATGATTAAAGTTACTCACCTCTAAAGTGGACCTATAGTATGAGCACTGAACTTCCTACCATGCAAGCACAAGCACAGCAAACCATCGCAGAGAATGTGTATAAGAACACTCTGCTGCTGATTGAAGCACTGAAAGACAACTATCGCCAATATGCTATTCGCGGACATCAGCGTTCCGCAGAGCGTGGTGAAAGTGTAGAGTATCATCTGCGCTGTATTGATGAACTCAAGTCTGGCAAGTGTGACATTGATTATACTGTTGAGACTGGCAAAAAGTATCACAAAGTGATTCTGGTTAATGGTGGCGGTTCCCGCAGTGTTCATTGCTTCGTTGATAAGCAAAATGGAGGCGTTTTCAAGTCAGCATCTTGGCGTAGTCCTGCAAAGGGTGAGCGATACAATCTCCTTCTGATTAAGGACCGCGAGTGGTTGTTTGAGAACGCAGATTGGTCGGCGGGGTATCTTTACAAAAGATGAAAATGTAGGTTACTTCCATAAATAATAGTGGAAGTAACCTAAACACAATTATGCCACATAAAGATCCAGAAGTTGCCAAACAGTATAGAAAAAACAAGTGGGCAAACTTAACACCAGAACAAAGAGAAGAACAAAGAAAGTATAAAAGAGAGTGGAGAGAAAGTAAAAAAGAACAGTTGAGAGAAATTGCTAATCAATACAACAAAGATAAAAAAGAAAAACTATTAAGTCAGTTTGGTTCTTGTTGTTTTGCTTGCGGTTCAACTGAAAATCTACAATTTGACCATCTTGACAAACACAACAAAAGGGGAAATGTTACCACCATTCTTTATACCAGGGGATTTGATGAAGCATTAGAGGAAGCAAAGAAATGCCAGTTGCTATGTGATAAATGCCATCGCATAAAAACAACAATTCATCACGACAATCAATCATTACTTAATGGAACAAGAATTTCAAAAGTTGAATATAAGGGTGATGAAATCATCGTTACACTTAAATCCTCAAATGCCATGTAAAGGTTATCGTTTAATCAAATGACTTACACTATCACCAAACACATCAAAATTGAAAGCGATGAAGATGGTTGGAGTTTTGATTTCACTGCTGATGAACTTGGCACTGTGAGTGTAGAGGATGGTAATGGTCCTGGATACCAAACCATTCATATTCCTAAAGATTGTATCCAACACTTTATTGATGTTCTGGAACAATACAAATGAGTAGCACAACCCCTGACACTGAAATGACTTACGATGAACAAATTAAAGAAATGACTGTTACAAAGTCTCTCAAACTTCTGCGTGATGGGTTCAAGAATGAACTTGCCACTGCTCTATTCGCAGATGAGCGCACAACTGAACTCTTTGCTCAACTGATTAGTGAGTTTGTAGAGACAAACATTCCTGTGGTTGATGATGAGAACCAGATGGAACTTTCTATGATGCTGTTGGAAACTCTTGACATTGTAGCACGATGACTTATTCTAATCTGTCTAAAATCCGTCCAAAACTTCGCACTGAAGGTCGCATCACTGGGAATTGGGGCAAAAGCAAAGTTAAGGCAGGTTCTACATTGAATGAGATTGGAATGAGTACCAAAGAAACAATCAAATGTGCCACACAGGATGAATACTTGAACCGTCTTTATTATGCTTTTGATAACACTACCGACCCTAAACTTCGTCAGTTCATTTATACAGAAATTCGCAAGATCCACGTCCAAAGAGGAACTTGGTAATGGTCAATTAAAGTTACTCACCTCTAAAGTGAGCCTATAGTATGAGAAACACTACCGACCGCAAGTTTCACAACATCTCCCTTGAAGATCGTGAAATGTTTGCATACAATGCCGCTTATGAGCGTAAGCAACAACAACTCGCTGCAGTCGCACCCGAACTGCGTATCAAAT